GTAAAAGTAAATAATCTAGCCGAGCTTGCGGAAGTAGGTAAAGCTATTATGAAAGAAGGAAGACCATATAAATACATTGCTATTGACACAATTTCTAAGCTTGAGGAATGGTGTGAGGCAGAAGGCAAGAAGATTTATATGAAAACCCCGATGGGAAAAAACTTCGATGAGAAGAATCCTGGAATGTCAATTCTAGCACTGCCTAATGGCGCAGGCTATCTGTATTTACGGATGGCTTATAAAAAGTGGATAGATAACTTGAACAGACTAGCGGATCATATCATATTAGTTGGACACTTGAAGGACAAGATGCTTGAGAAGAAAGGTAAAGAGGTTGCAGTAAAGGACCTTGACCTCACCGGTAAGATTAAGCAAATAACATGTGCAAACTCAGATGCAGTTGGTTACATATACAGAGAAGATGATAAAACTATGGTTAGTTTTGACTCTTTAGATGATATTGTAGCTGGTAGCAGATGTGAGCACTTGAAAGGTAAGACCATGCCTTTAGAATGGTCAAAAATATTTATAGACTAAAAATAATTAAACATGATTGAAACAAGACCTAATGTTAGTGTAGAAAACACTAATGTTACACCGAAGAAGATTACTGTCAATATGATCCTAACAGATCTAGCTAACGGTATAACTAAAAAAGGCATGTGTACTAAGTACAATGTTAAAAAATGGGAAATGGATGAAGTATTTAAACATTCTAAGTTAAAAGGTAAAAGACCTGCGTATGTTAAAGTACTATCTTTTAAATTCGTAGATGATACAGAAGAAACTGATGTAGTAGTTCCTCCTAATACGGTTGCACAACCAGATGCAACAGAGACTGAAGAAGGGGAAGAAACTGTAGATCCTAATCAGGTTACTATTGACCAGGTTATCAAAGAAGAGGATGATTTAGAGATCCCAACGTTACCAGACACTCTAGAATTAGTACAAGAACAACAAATGGAAGAAGTCGAAGAAGATGACTTTGATACATTTGAATTAAATTAATAAATAAATAAATATGGCAATTAAAAGCAACGCAAGTACTGAATCAGTACAAGGAGAGGGTATGAAATTATACTCTGGATTATCTAATTTTAATATTATTGCAGTGAATCCAACTATGGCTGAACTACATGCATTAGATATTAAAGTTAAATCCGAACAAAATTATACAGTATCGTTTAACAACGTAGACTATAACAAAGTTATTTTCTGGGTAAGAAATGAAGATCTAACTACTAAGGTAGAAATCTTACTTTCTGGAGATATTAGAACTGCTAAGTCAGGAAAGAAGCAGTGGATAAATGGCATTGGCCAATCTACATGGTCTGACGACGCTCCAGCTTACGACTGGTGGAAGAAAGAGGGTGAAAGACATGCATATATAGGGGAAGAAACTTTAATTCATTTTACTAAAGCTTGGGCTAATGTAGCTAATGGAGATGAAGTATCTTTTGAAACTATTAAGAATATAGCTAATGGAGATGTGAAAGAAGTTAAAGCTCTTGTTTCTGTATTAAAAGATAATCAAGTTAGATTACTAGTAGGAGTTAAGGATGATAAATACCAATCAGTATATAACAAATATTTTGGTAGAATCAAACCACAAAGAGATGACATGTTTATCAAGATGTTGAAAGATGATTATGGTATGTTTAATTCTGATTTTAATGCAGACCTTAAATGGGGTACTCATACACCAACTATAGATCTAGTAGCTCCAGACGCCTTAAATGAAGATGATGATTGGACTATGCCGGAGAAACCGCAAAACGCAAAACAAACTGCAGAAAGCGACGTTCCGTTTTAATGATCAAATCTCGAAGCAGTGAAGATTATTTACACACTGATGTCATACTTAGGGAAATCTCTGAGTATGACATTTTTGTGTATTATTGTCCAAACTTTAAACAATTAGGCAAGCCTTTCTGTAGTGATTTACGTCAAGATAGAAAACCAACTGCGTCTATAGTGGCTTGGAAAGGCCATTTATTGTATAAAGATTTTGGGTGTTCTGATCACTCATTCAGCTGTTTCAGGTATGTAATGCATAAATATTCATGTGATTTTATGTCAGCTTTGAAAATTATAGATTGCGACTTTAATCTAAATCTAAACTCTAGTAAAGAAGAAACATTATTTACTATGGGAGTTATAGGTATGAGATTAAAACAACCTAAGATCTGTGAAAAATTAACAATTATAAAGAAGAAGAGAAGACCGTTTTCGGAAGAGGATGAAAAGTTCTGGACAAAATACTATATTAGTAAACAAATATTAGTTACTTTTGCCGTTGAACCAATATCTTATTACTGGGTGAACGGAAACAGATTCAGTTGCAAATCAATTACTTATGCGTTTAAGTTTGGACGTCGCTTCAAAATTTATTCTCCTTTAGAGACTAAGTTTAAATGGAGTAGTAATACAAAATCTACTGATATACAAGGTTTAAAGCAACTACCTGATACAGGTAAACAGTTGTTTATTACCTCTTCTTTAAAAGATGTTATGTGTCTTTACTCTGCAGGTTATAGCGCAATCGCTTTACAAAGCGAAATGCAAAATCCTGATGAAAAATTAATAAAAGACTTACATGCTAGATTTGAAGAAATCTTTATTTTCTATGACAATGATTATGATAATGAAAATAACCCTGGACAGACAATGGCCAGGAAAATCTGTGAAAAGTTCAATCTAAGTAATATATGTATACCGGATAAGTATGAGTCGAAAGACCCATCTGATTTGGTAGTAAATGTTGGTTCACCTAACATTTTAAAACATATAATAAATGAACAGACAAGATGTAATTAAATTTCTAAGAAATAAGACAGGTTATTTAAAGAAAGGAAACCAATGGATAGCTGATAAGCTAAGTATTGATTTATCTTTAGCTACTGAATGTAAAAAAGAAGTAGCTGCAGATACTTATAAAAAGTGCAAAAACAGTGCGCAAGAGTTCACAAACGAGAATATAAATGAGATTAATGATAATGGCTTTAAACAGCATTTATCACAGATCGGACTAAAACTGGAAGATGTAAAATCTGTAAAGTTTTGGCAAACTAGCAAAGGTGATAGTAGATACTCAGTAGTACCATTGAATCAATGGCATGAGTTAGATTCAGAGAAGAACGCATTTCTGGACGCAGTAAAACACAAGTCACCAAAAGTCAGTAAATATTCTTATAAACCAAAGACAAGCGCTTCTCTAGGTGTATTATCCCTGCCGGATATACATTATGGTAAGATTACGGGTGAGGGCCCGGAAGCTATAGAAGAGCACTATATGGATATAGTAATGGAGCTATGGGAAAAATCGAAAGGTTCAAACATAGAGCAGTTATTAATGCCTATAGGTAATGATGGTATGAATTCGGAAGGACTGAGTAAAGCAACTACTGCAGGAACACCACAAGATGATTATATGGGATGGAGACAATCTTTTAGAGGCTATTGGCAACTAATGGATACAGCTATTACATGGTTATCTAAAAAAGTTCCAGTTAAAGTTGTTATTGTACAAGGTAATCATGATTTTGAACGCATGTTCTATATAGGAGAATTATTAGAATCTAGATATACTAATAACCCTAACATTGAAGTAGACAATTCACTTAATGAGAGAAAATACTACCAGTATGGATCTAATATGTTCTTAAATTTTCATGGAGATAAGGTAAAAAGACAAAATATACCTTTACTTATGGCTACTGAAGAACCTATTATGTGGAGCACTACTAAGTTTAGAGAAGCTTTAGTAGGGCACATACATAAAGAGTTAGTAGATGAAATCATGGGGACTAAAGTCAGACATATTCCAAGTATATGCGGTAATGATGAATGGCACAAGGGTAGAGCATATGTAGGAACCCAACGTGTTGGACAGATGCATATTTATCACTTTGACCGTGGGTATGAAGGTATGTTTCAAGTAAATGTACTAGACTAATGGCGTGGAAAAAAAGATCGAAAGGTCGTTCAATGATTAAATCAAAGAAAACGTCATACAATGGGATAGATTTTCAATCCTTATTAGAAAAGAGTATGTATAAAATGCTACATGAGTCTGAGATTCCTGTAGATTATGAGAAACACTCTTTTACAATATTTGATGCGTTAGTATATCCACAAGCATGCTATGAAGGAACAGCAAAAAAGTTGTATAATAAAGGGTCTAAGGTTAGACCTATTACTTATACTCCTGATTTTGTAGACCCTAATGGTAAATGGATTATTGAAACTAAAGGATATGCAAATGAATCTTTTCCTTTGAGATGGAAGCTCTTTAAACGTCATCTCAAAGAAAATAACCTGACTTATGTCTTATTTATGCCGAGGAACAGGGCACAGTGCTTAGAAGTATTAGAGTTAATAAAACAATTATAAACTAAAGGGATCCGAAAGGGTCCCTTTTTAATTAAACAAAAATTATGTCACAACTAGTAAGCCCTTGCTGTGGGGCAGAATACACAGATAATAAAGATGAGGGAGGCAGTTTTTGCTGTAACTCAGAAATAAAAAATGGACTTTGTAGTGAATGTAAAGAGCATGCAGAACCTGAAGAAGGATTTGTATGTGAAAAATGTGAAGAGTTCTTTGAAGATAGTATAGAAGAACATGAGTATAAACAGCAAATGCGAGAATCTCACGAGGAGGATCGAGCTGATGCAAAAAGAAAATACAATGAATAAAGAAAAAGATCAATTAAGTAGAATATCAAAAACATTGATATTTAGTGAGCCGTTTTATGGTATCTTTCTAATAGGACTAAACAAAGTCTTTAGAAAAGATTTACCTACAGCAGGTGTTAGTAAGAATGGTATAGGCATGCAGTTAGCTATTAATGCAGAATTCTTTTTAGATCTATCTGATAAACATCAACAGGGTCTATTAAAACATGAGTTATTACATATAGCTTTTGGACACTTGTTAATGAGGGATAGGTATACTAACTTTAAACTTTTTAATATTGCGGCGGATATGGAAATCAACCAATATATAGATGCAGACATGCTACCAGATGGAGGTATTACATTTGCAACATTCCCTGAGCTAGACTTACCCGTTAAAGCCGGTACTGATGTTTACTATAAACTACTAGAGAAGGATTGTGATGGTAATGGAGGTGGAGAAGGTACATGTCCAAACTTAGAAGAAATGTTAGGTAATAAAGGAGCAGGTAAACCAGGAGGTGATGATGATTCTCACAAAACTTGGACTGAAATTGAAAACCTTCCCGAAGCTGATAAGAAGTTAGTTCAAAAACAATATGAACATCAGATGAAGGAAACTGCAGATGTTATACAAAAGAAGCATGGAGCCATTCCAGGAGAGTTGAAAGAAGTTTTAGAGAGACTATTTAATGTAGAGCCTCCTAAATTTAACTGGAAAGCATATCTAAAAAGATTTATTGGAGGTGCTACTAAAGTATATACAAAGAAAATCAGGAGAAAAGAGAATAAAAGATATTCTGCTAATCCTGGTATGAAGATTAAATTCAAGAATCATATATGTGTTGGAGTTGATACATCAGCATCTGTTTGCACAGATGAGTTAAAAGAATTTATGAATGAAATATATCATATGCATAAAACTGGACATCAAATTACAGTAGTTCAATGTGATACAGAGATAAATGATATATCAGACTTTAAACCTAATCAAGATTGGGATATTAAAGGTAGAGGCGGTACATGCTTTCAACCTGTAATAGATCATTATAACGAGCCTGCTAGTAACTACACAGCTCTTATATATCTAACAGATGGAGAAGCATACGTACCAGATAACTGTCCTCAAAATGCTTTATGGGTACACAGTTCAAAAAGTAATATAAACAATGACCTTCCGGGGTTAAAAATCAAATTAAATTAAACAATTAAACAATTAAACAAATGAGCGAAGTAAATTTAAACATCGATGAACTACAAGATTTTGTAGGTCATATTATTAGTAACAACAGATTCTTACAATCTAACGGTAAGAACCCGGTAGCGGTAGAAGTTGTTGGAGAATCAGGAATTGGAAAAACCACTTCTGTAATGACTATGGCTAAAGACCATGGATTAGACGTAGTAAAATTAAATCTAGCTCAGATCGAAGAGTTAGGTGATTTAGTAGGTTTTCCTATTAAACAGTATCAAATGTATATAGAAGTAGCTGGTAAGAAGAAAGGTAAATGGGTAGATGAGATTGCTGTACAGGCTCATGCTACTAAAGGTTATTTAACTACTGGTAAATCTAGAATGGGGTATGCAGCACCTGAATGGATTGCTGATAAAAAAGACGGAGGTGTATTAATTTTAGATGACTGGAATAGAGCTGACGTAAGATTTATTCAAGCATGTATGGAATTAGTAGACAGACAGACTTATATTTCTTGGAGTCTTCCTAAAGACTGGCATATTATATTAACTGCTAATCCTGACAATGGAGATTATATGGTTAATAGTGTAGATTCAGCTCAAAAAACTAGGTATATAACAGCTAACTTAAAGTTTGATGTAGATGTATGGGCTAGATGGGCAGAGTCTGAAGGGTTAGATTCTAGATGTATTAATTTCTTATTATTACACCCAGAATTAGTAACACAAGAGACTAATGCTAGATCTATATCTACGTTCTTTAACAGTATATCAAGTATACCTAAGTTTAACGATCAATTACCTTTAATTCAAATGATTGGTGAAGGGTCCGTAGGTAATGAGTTTGCTAGTATGTTTACTACTTTTATTAATAATAAATTAGATCTATTGGTAACACCAAAAGAGTTATTATTAGGAGAAGGAGAAATTCTTAGTAAATTATCTAGAAGTACAGGTACTGGTGATAGTTATAGAGCGGATATTGCAAGTATATTAGCAACTAGAGTTTCTAATTTTGCAGTTGTATATTCTCAAGATAATACAATTACACCTAAGATTAATGAAAGAATAACAGATCTATGTACTAAGGATTACTTTACTAATGATTTAAAATATTTAGTAGTAAGAACTATATTCAACGGTAATAAAAAGAAATTCTCTAAATTAATGATGAACCCTGAGATAATTAAAATGACAATTAAATAAATTAAAAAATGAAAAAAATAAAAAACGCATGTAAATATATAGGAACATTAATAGGTATGCTATTTATATTCCTTTTAGAAGTTAGGCCCTTTGTTGTATTAATAGCCTACTCTGTATACTCTTATTTAACACACTCTATAGAAAATACTTTAGTATTTCTATTAGTAGCATTGTTTTTATATATCAAAGATAGGTTTGATTATTTAGATGATGCAATACTAGATGAGAAATTAGATAAAGAATAATTATGGCAAGTAAAACAGTATTCCAGGACATAGATCCTGGAGCTGCTTCTACTTTAGGTATTGTAGATCAGGTAAACGTAGGTATACCTTACAAATACTCAGTAGAGACAGTCTTATTAACAGAAGATGCTACAGCATGGTCCTGTATAACAGATTTACTTGAAAGAGAAACTATAACAGATCTTCTACAAGTCTCAAAAGCATTTGTATTACCTTCATGTAATATGCCTGCAGATAGAGTTAAATCTCTATTAAAGGAACATAAGGTAA